ACCTTTACAAGACCAGATCTTATGGGTGTACGGTAAGTATGTTGGGTAACGCAATGATTCAACCTACAATGTATTTCAATTTAAGACATATACCAATGTTTAGTGGTTCATATATGATTTTAGATGTTAATCATACAATAACACCTGGAAATTTCACAACTACATTTTCAGGGGTTAGACAACCTGTTTATTCTCTACCTAAACTTGACTCATATGTACAATCAATTAGGGAGAATTTATTAAAATCTATTATTACTAAAGTTAAACAGGATAAAGATAATAAGAAAGAAGCGTCAGCAAATACCCCTAATCAACAGGCATCTCAAAATAGTCAGAACACTAACAAATCACAACCCACACCAAATCAAAATTGTACTTTAAATACTCCATTTACTAACTTTGAAAACGTATCAAACCCTAAATTAACTACAACAAGTTTTAGAAATGCTATCACAACAATAACCGCATCAACCGCATCATTAGGTCTTCTGAAAGATAAAATGAGTTATACTTTATGGTCTTTAATATGGTTATATGGGTCAACTGATGACAACACAGGATTTAAAGGATATGAGTATAATTACGCAAATGTTAGATTAAACTACAAAGTAGGTAATGAAGAAGTAAAATATGGAGCAAATGGAGGTACTCTAATTAAAAAATATTTCTGTATGTCCAATTCTCAAAATGAATGGTCATACGCAATATATTCAAATTTTGATAGTCTGATATCATTTTTGAAAGCGTTTTTAAAAGGTCGTGTTGGTCAAGTTACGGCATCTAAAGTTAATGGATCTTTTAATGTTAGTGATGATGAATTGGCAACACAAATAACTAAATTCTTATTTGATAATTGGCCTAAAAAAGGTGATGTCTACGAAAAACAAAAAAACACAGATGAAGTAAAATCTGTTAAAGAATCAATTAAGTCGGCAATTATTACGGCTAAATCATTAGGGTTGTAAATTTACATAAACTTACGATATTTATATATAAATTTGAATTATGAGCGAAACTAAAAAAATATTAGACAATTATCTTGGTAAGAACACAAGAATTGCCGAAAAAGATAATGGTAATGGGTCAAAAGAAGTTTGTGACCTTGACACCGGAGATTGTTACACAATCAGAACTAAAGACGGATTAATTGAAAGAGTTGATAATACAATCAACAAAAATAGAAAAGTCCAAGTAGAAACCGCAACAGGTATTAAACAATTATTAAATGGTTAATAAAATGAATGTAGATAAAACAATATTAGAAGAATTAAGAAGATATAATGAAATTAATAATTATATCACAGAACAAGATGCCCTTGAAGTACCCCCACCAGCAGACGCACCACCGGCAGATCCCGCTTTAGGAGGAATCGCACCACCACCGGGAGACGCAGGAGCGGCATTACCACCACCCCCACCGGCAGCTCCGGCAGGGCCTACACCTGTAGATATTGAGAACGACCCCGATGTTGAAAAAGTAGGTGAAGAAAAAGAAGGTGGAGACACAGGTGAAGGATCCGAAGAATTGGATATCACTGACTTGGTTAATTCACAAAAAACTATTGAAACAAAACAAGAAGAATACTTCAACAACCTATTTTCTCAATTAGACACACTACAAAATAAATTGGGTGAGATGGATAAATTGGTTGGTAAGATTGATAGTTTAGAGGCTAAGATTGACAAATACAGACCAAAAACACCACAAGAAAAATTGGAGTTGAGAAGTATTGATTCAGGTCCATTTAACCAAAAATTAACTGATTTCTTCGTTGATAAAGAAGAGGATATGGAAAAGTCGGGTAAGAATGAATATGTGTTAACAACAGACCAAGTGAAAGATTTTTCGGCTAGTGATGTTAAGGATAGTTTCAGAGCGTTTCCGGGTAATGAAAGACCTGTTGAGGTTAAGTAACTTATGGACATACAGGTAGATAAAAATCAATTGGATAGAGTTGTTATTAAGTGGTTAAACTTATACTATGGTAACTTAACACAAAAGAAACATAAAAATAATCCTAACTACGTATTATACGTAAACTCAGATAATAAGGTTGTAATGGAATACGATAAGGAAACTGATAGTGTTTATATTCATTATAGATATGTTTGGTCAAAAATTGAATCTATATTTCACCTAAAGTATGATGACATTAAATCAATTATGAAGATATGGTTGGAGGAGACCTATAAATTGAGTGGAGTAACACCAGACTACGCTTGAATGGGATTGATTAACTTATGGATATACAGGTAAATAAGGAGCAGTTAGAGAGGATAGTTATCAAGTGGTTAAACAAAAACTTCGGTAATTTAACACCAAAGAAACGTAAAGATAATCCTAATGTATTATTTTACGTAAATTCAGATAACGAGGTTTTAATGGGTTACGATAAAAAAAACAACTATCTTTGGGTTAGTGAATCCCGTATTTGGTTAATGATTGAATCATTATTTCACCTTAAATATGGTGAAATTCATTCAATTATTAATTTATGGTTGAAAGATACTTATAATTTGGAGGGAGTAACGCTTCTACAATTGGTTGGTAGTTTAATGAAGTTTGAAGAGGATTAACTTATGAACATACAGGTGAATAAACATCAGTTAGAAAGAGTAGTTATCAAGTGGCTAGATAAACACTTTGGTAACTTAACACCAAAGAAGCGTAATGGTTACGTTAACTCAGTATTTTACGTTAATCCAAGTAATGAAGTTATGATGGAATACGATAAGAAAACTGAGCGTGTTTATATTAATTATGGTCAAATTTGGTTAAAAATTGAATCACTATTTTATCTTAACTACAGAGATACTCAATCAATTATTAAGGTTTGGTTGGAAGAGTCTTACAAATTAGAGGGAGTAACACCCTTCAAGCAATTTCAGGTGTATTAAGCACCGTTGGAAGAGTCTTACAAATTAGAGGGAGTAACACCATACAAGCAAATATTAAAAGTGTGAATTTAGTTGGAAGAGGATTAACTTATGGACATACAGGTAAATAAAAATCAGTTAGAAAGAGTAGTTATCAAGTGGCTAAATATACACTATGGTAACTTAACATTAAAAAAACATAAAGGTTATCCTAACTTAATATTATATGTTGATTCCAATGATAATATGGTTATGGAATATGATAAAGAAAATGAATGGGTTTTTATTGATTATGGTCGTATTTGGTTAATACTTGAATTGTTATTTCGTCTTAAGCCCCGTGAAACTAAATCAATTTTAGGACATTGGTTGGATAAGTCTTATGATTTAAGGGGAGTGATGCCACTTGATTCTCGGCAATAATCATCGTTTAGGATTGGAAGAGGATTAAAACATTAGATTAATTAAAAATATATCACTATAATTAAAGGGTATGAAACTAAAAATTCATACCCTTTTTCGTTTGACAAATTCACAAAATCACCTATAATTGAGTAACACTTTAAACAAATAAAAATAATAATTTATGGCGACAACAAACACTATGGATGCGGTACTGGCACAGTACGAACAGACACAAAAATCAAGCTCATCTTCAACATCAAAGATGTCACAAGATGATAGAATGAAGAAGTATTTCGCGGCAATTCTAAGCGATAAAGAAAAACAAGGACAAAAACGAATTCGTATCCTACCAACCGCTGACGGGTCATCACCTTTCAAAGAAGTATGGTTTCACGAAGTTCAAGTTGACGGTAAATGGATTAAACTTTACGATCCAGGAAAAAACGACAACGAAAGATCACCACTTAACGAGGTTTTTGAAGACCTTATGTCAACAGGTAAAGAAGCGGATAAGAAATTGGCGGGTAACTACCGATCTCGTATGTTTTACATTGTAAAGGTAATTGACCGAGACGCAGAGCAGGACGGAGTTAAATTCTGGCGTTTCAAACACAACTACAAAAAAGAGGGTATCCTTGACAAAATCATTCCAATTTGGAGAGCAAAAGGTGATGTTACAGACCCACAAAAAGGTAGAGATTTGATTCTTGAACTAACAAAGTCAAAGACAAACAGTGGTTCTTATTACACGGTAATCCAAGCGGTTATGTATGACGACCCACAACCTATTAGTGATAACGAAGATACCCTTAAATCTTGGGTTGAAGACGAACTAACTTGGGCTGACGTTTATTCTAAAAAACCCGTAGAGTATCTTGAAGCGATTGCTCGTGGAGAAACTCCAAGATGGGACTCAGACGCAGGTAAATACGCTTATAGTGATTCTACCGTGGATGAAACAGTAATCGGAGGTAAATCAAAATCATCAAGTGGTAAAGTGGAGAAAACTCCTGACCCACAGGCAGAGTCGGCACCCGACGAGGACATGCCATTCTAACATTACACTAAGGGTGGGGATGTAAATATCTTCACCCTTTTTAAATTTAAAAACAATATTTATTAATCTACATGGACAAAATTAAAAACAAAATGTATGAGGCTCTTAAAAAGAAATATGAGAGCGAAATGTTGGAATCAGAAACTTCATTACTCATTTATTTTCACAACCCAGTTGGTATTGGAGAACATCCACAACATATTGAAGAAATGGATAAATTAATTGAAAAACGAGCAAACGCCCAAGGTAAACTTGAAAACTTGGAACAGTTCTATAAATACGAAATTTAAATATGGCACTTAAAAAAAAAGAAATAGGGTTAGGCTCTATTAAAGATAAGTTTTCCACTAAAACAAAATATAAACCCGAAAGTTATTATAATTGTGGGGATGCTTTTATGGAGGCTTGTGGATTACCGGGTCCTGTTATGGGTGGTATCAATATGTTTTTGGGTCACTCAAATTCATCTAAAACTACCGCAATGATTTTGGCCGGAGCGGATGCTCAAAGAAAAGGGGATATTCCCGTTTTTATTATCACAGAAAAGAAATGGTCTTGGGAACACGCCATTGAATTAGGATTATCAGCGGAAAAGAATAGTGACGGAGAATGGGACGGAGATTTCATATTTAACGATAGTTTTGATTATATTGAACAAGCGACGGACTTCATTAACGAAATGTTGGACGAACAAGAAAAAGGTAAAATACCCTATAACTTATTGTTCCTATGGGATTCAGTAGGTTCTATTCCTTGTAAGATGACTTTTGAAGGAAAAGGTGGGAAAATGCATAACGCCTCGGCACTTGCCGATAAGATTGGGATGGGAATCCATTCAAGAATCTCAAAGTCAAAGAAAGAAGATTATCCATATTACAACACTATGGTGGTGGTTAACCAACCTTGGGTAGACCTACCCGATAATCCTTTCGGACAACCTGAGATTAAAGCAAAAGGTGGGGAGGCACTTTGGTTAGCATCTTCATTAGTATTCTTATTCGGTAATCAAAAGAAGGCGGGTATTAATCACATTACGGCAACTAAAAACGGAAGAACCGTATCATACGCAATCAGAACCAAAGTATCTATTATCAAAAATCACGTAAATGGTTTGGGTTACAAAGATAGTAAGATTATCGCAGTACCACAAGGATATATTAGTGATACGAAAGAAGCGTTGGAACAATATAAGAAACAATACTCACTTTATTGGAACGCAATACTTTCAGGAACGGGTGAAATCTTAATAGATGAATCCGAATCAGAAATTGATGAATAATCATCAAGAATTTTTTACAAACAATTTAAAAACAATTAAGTGATAAAAACACTTTTGGTTGATGGTAATAATTTACTAAAAATCGGCTTTCACGGAGTAAAGGACTTCTACCATAAAGGTCAACATATTGGGGGAATATATCATTTCCTCAATACGTTGAGTAAATTTATTGAGAGACATAACCTTGATAAGGTTGTTGTGATGTGGGATGGTGAGGACAACTCATCTGTTAGGAAATTACTATACCCCCAATATAAAGAACACAGACCTGAGCCTGATGAGTTAAAGGAGAATTCGTTCAACTACCAAAAGCAGCGTGTTAAACAATATCTTGAGGAGATGTTTGTTCGTCAAGTTGAGATGAATGATAATGAGTCAGATGACTTAATCGCTTACTATTGTCAAATATCACCTGATGAAAATAAAGTAATTTTTTCATCAGATCGGGACTTAACACAACTGATATCTGAAAATATTTGTGTATATTCGCCTTCCACAAAGAAGATACACAAGTTCGGAGATATGATTAAAAATAAAGACATAGAGTTCCCCCATTACAATATCAAAACCTGTAAAATCTTAACTGGAGATTCTTCGGATAATATTGATGGTATATTCTATCTTGGTGAGAAAACATTAGTTAAATTATTTCCTGAGATACTTGAAAATCCAACTTCCTTTACCGATATTTTGGAAAAGGCTGAAAAGCTTTTAACCGAAGATAAGGACAACGCAGTTTTAAAAAACCTATTAAGTGGTAGAACAAAAAGAGGAGTTTATGGTAACGAATACTTCCAAGTCAATGAAAAGATAATAGACCTATCTAAACCCCTCATTACTGACGAGGGAAAGACGATCGTAGAGGAATTCTATAGAGAGTCATTAGACCCCGACGGAAGGGGTTACAAGAACTTAATCAAGATGATGAATGAAGATGGTATATTTAAATATCTACCAAAGAAAGACGACGCTTGGGTTGAGTTCCTAAGACCAATAATGAAACTAACAAGAAAAGAAAAACAAAAATTTAAAAACGAAAAAAAATAGTATGACAGAATTTGAAAAATATGCCATTAAAGGTAAAGGTATCGGTTCAAACACATTACACCAATACCAAAAATTCCAATCGGGAGTTAAAAGTAGTATGACTCCATATATTTTGGAGGAACGAGAGTTACGAGCAACACAAATTGATATCTTCTCAAGATTGATGATGGATCGTATTCTTTGGGTAGCAGGAACGGTTAATGACAATATGTCAACAATTGTCCAAGCACAACTTTTATTCTTAGACCAACAAGACCCAAAGAAACCAATTACAATGCATATTGACTCACCTGGTGGGTCTGTTAAGGCGGGATTGAGTATGGTTGATGTTATGGAATATATCACCGCACCAATTGCGACAATCAACACAGGGATGGCAGCATCAATGGGGTCAGTATTGTTGGGGGCAGGAAC